AGAATTCACTAAGGAGAGGCTTATGCGCTTCACTTAATGAGAAAAACCACTTAAGGTCGCGGATGATAAGGAAGTATTCATAATGTTTGGTTTGTTTTATCATTGCTAGTATTTGTATCACAGGCAGTCCCGCCTGTATCATTGACACTGCTACTTTTGTAAGAGTCGGAGAGGCCCGAGTTATCTCGGCGCCGAAGAGATCTAAAGGATCTCGAAGGCGGAAACAGCGTAGACCAACACCCAACATAAGCGTTTGCCAGCCGGTCAACACAATTATTAGGCGTCACTCAGCTAGTTAGGTCACGGTCGACCGGTAATGTCGATCCTAATTGCATACTATACATATTATGCTGCCGTAAAGCCTCCGATAGCCTGTCCCCCTCTATTAAGCATCGCGCAACGGTATATTAGTCCGAAGAGAAGAAACTCTTCGGTTTGCAATCGATACCCTGGAAAGGGCGTGTGAAACCGTACGCTGTAACTTTTATCTTGTTCATCCGGGCTTAATGCTGACACTGCGATATTGTAAAAGAATAGGAATTACGCAATCGTTGTCTTAGCTTCTTCACTTTTAAACGATTAGTTGCCATCTAATCGTACTCTATCGCAGATTGAAGAACTCCCTGGATTCGACTCAGTAGTTATACTACTCACAAGCTTTCGGAATCATTTAGATTCCTTCAAGCCGAGCTTTCGCTCCGCCTGGCTAGCGCGTGTACCTGCGCAGCAGTGTAATGAGTAGCAACTATTCGATTTGTTCCGTTAGTTTTTCTTTTTCGACTAAATCAAGGTAAGTGAGGAAGTCCATTATAAGACGCGCCTCACGTTTTGTTGTTGTAGGGTTTCCTAGCCCTGGAAGGTAAACAATAGGTTGAGCATTCAGGATACGCTCTCTCATTACCTCTGCGTAATCTACGATTTCATCGCCTGAGAAACGGAGTGCTGCGAAGTCATCGCCGAGAGAGACGATTTTATTGAGATCCTCTTCGCGTCTCATTGTACACTGAGACAGAAGCGACTCAATAAAATCGATTTGCTTTCGTTTATAAGGTGGATCACGGGAAACATTACAGATTTCATTAATATCATGAAATTGGCTGGCTGTAATGTTTAATGCATGCCCTTTAGAGGCTAGGAAATCGCGTAATACTCCGTAATCTGTCATTATCTTTTCCCTCCATAGGAAATAAGCTAGGATATGCATTTCGGTACGGTCTGCAATCTGTAGATAGTCAATCAGGCGTCGAGGACTTACAAAATAGAAAGTATCCGCAAAATTGTAGAATACTTCGTTACGCGATAATTTACCATCGTAATACGCATATACTACTCCGGTCGGCATATCGTCTATTTTGTGTCCGCTAATTATATAATTTCTAGCGAACTCTACAGTATGCGGAGCTTCGGTGGATACTAGGGTTTTGTTTTGATTAACAGTAACCCCAATCTCCGCCATAAACTCTGTATACCTAGCATACTCCTGGATGGAATTTTTCATGAGCAGATCATCACCAACAAGCGAGTAATTCTCAACTTTGCAACCGCAGATTTCTGATACGATATAATGGTGCAGTATCGCCATTGATGACCAGCTACTGAATAGACCCATTCCTTGACCAACTTCATATCTCACTTCCGGAGCGGTATGCTCTAGCAGTGAATTTTTGGTTAAGTAGGATCTATCAACAACGGATAACCAATGTTTAGCTATCACGTCTCCGTTCATTCCGAGACTATGAAACAGCCGGTTGATTAGTCTGGCTTGAAGTACACGAGGTAAGCGATCGGTAGCTGCCGATAAGTCCACTGAAACATAGTTATCTGCGTCTGATTCATATATATCAAGCCCAGATTTATGGTTAAATGTACGATCGGAAGGTATTAATTGCAGAAACTGAAACTGCGTTTTATGTATCGCAGACAGTGCAGTCTGGGTAATCCAGTCTGCGACTACAATTATCCGAGCTTTTCCACCAGGCGCGGTGAATGTTACGGTCCGGGAGTGTACCTTCCCCGACAAGTACTCTTTATCCCAAGCAACGTTGGCGACGAGTATATCAACAATGTTCTTTAGAGCGGTTCCGTTCTTAAAGCATAGTGCAAGCGATAACACACTCCGAAGTAATGAGCTATCGTTATACAACGCGGCCACGTCCGCTAAGTAATTAACGCTTGAATGGCCAGAATTGGGCGATGATGCGTTCCCGGAGTAAATGAAAAGTTCGTTGAATTTATTCAGCTTTTCGACGTTAAGATATTTATGTATAAATTTATCTATCTTTTCGTCAGTGAAATGCTTCTCAATAGTTAGCTCCAATGGCTTAGATCCGTTGAATCTGCCTGTAATCGTTGAAATGTCGGCTTTAGCTTTAACTTTGAACTGTCTGTAAATGCATATCGCGGAATGCATCACGCTTAATATAATGCGTGCCTGCACCCTATCGATACTCGGGATGCATAATAACAGTGTTGTAATGCTATCCGACGACTTTACTAGACTTTCTCTGTACGAGCCTAAGCTGAGTTCTTCGAAACGTGCTTTTTCAGGGGCTTTACCATGGAGCAGTTGAGACTCGAGCAATTTAAATGCTTTGATTACGTCCGTCGGTTCCAACCTCGGTAATTTATCGCGTTTTCCTGTAGCAAGGCGTTGTGATTCAAGAAGTTTAGTAATATCCGGAGTTAGGTTTAGACCCTTAAACCGGCGCTCAATCTTCTTGGTGCTTTTTGCGAATCTCCCTTCCAGCATATAATATACAGCTGGATCGAGATTATGTAAGAATTCACTAAGGAGAGGCTTATGCGCTT